CTGTTTGCTTGATTTTTCGGATAGTTGGGGTATCATTTAGGGTTCCACCGAAACATTAAAACCAACGCCACTGGTGCGTCTGGGAAAGAATATATACGTTGGTGTAAATTTCATCAAGGTAAAAATCGCGTATGGATAAAAAAATTGATCTTTCAAAAAATAAGGCCATGGGTAATAGGGTGGTCAGAATACGCGGGAGGCTTAGCCAAACGGCTTTCAGTAACAAAATTGACACGACCCAAGGCAATCTATCACGGATTGAAAACGGTCAAATTCCGAGCGCTGATATCCTTCTATGTATAGCCCGTTTTGGGGAGACGACTGTTGAGGAGTTATTAGAAGGCGAAAATAAAGCGAAATTAAAGGTTGACCGCGAGGCTTCGGAATTGGTAGAATTGAGCCAATCCGAAATTAAAAAGCTGAGGGAAACCGTGGACGCGAAAGACGAAACCATCAAATCCCAGCGGGAAACCATTGATACCTTGAAGGACCGTATTGCGGAATTGACGGCGGCTGGCACACCCGTGACATCAGAAGTTCAGAGAGTTGCGCCCCTTATGAGGTCGGCAGTAAGAAACTTCTCAAAATCGTAATTCAATATATAAAAAAAGCTGACCCAGGTTTCAAAACGCTGGATGTTGGGATTCTAATTCCAATGGCTGCCAAACAAAAATGGGGTTGTTGACCTCTCATGCTGAAATTTTTTATCCCGGTGGTTTTGCTTTTTTGGGCACTCCCGGTAATCGCCGTGCGCGGAGCACCTTGACAAATCCGGCGGATCGATCCATATTCAATACGATGAAATCCAACAAAAATGTTTGGCAATTGATCTGGATCAGCTTGGCGATCACCTATGCTTTCTGTGGGTGGTTGATATACCCCCACTGATTATGCTGAAAATTTGGGTTCCCCTGTTGCTGGTAATCCTGCTGGCCCCCGCCTTTGCCGGGGCCGGCACACTGTACCCGGAAAAGGTTTACCAGGAGGCGTGGTGCGGCTACATGGGAGGAACCACCGAAGTTCGGTTTGACGATGACACCCGGGTTGATTGTCTTCTCAGGCACTATGCGGTGGAGGTGGAATTCGCCAACAAAAATCTATACGCCCCCGGCCAGGCCGGCCATTATGCCCGGATGTCCGGATTGAAAGCCGGGATCATGCTGATCCTGGAAAAAAAATCAGACGTCAAATATTGGAAAAGCCTGAAGGCGGACCTGAAGGCGAAGCGGGTATATATGCGGATGTGGTGCATCGCTCCCTTCCCGCTGGTGATCGAGAAAACGAAATGCTTCCGGCTATACAAAAAGCGGCGGTGAGGAGGTTTTATGTTTGAGAGAACGAAACAGATTCGATGTCCTAATTGCGGTTATGAGGGCCCTGCCAAACGGATCGTCAAAGGGAGTCTCATCATTGAAATCGTGCTGTGGCTTCTGCTGATCATCCCCGGGTTGATTTACACCCTGTGGCGTTCGACTTCACAATATGACGGCTGTTCAGCCTGTGGTTGGGCGCACGTCGTTCAAATTGCAAAATAAATTCACCGCCGGTCTTCCGCAGACGGCGAGTAAAAGGCCCTCTACTTTTTATCCTGCTTCTGACCCATCAGATCAAAAAGTTTATCCTGTTTTTGCCCCAGGGTCGCCAGCGTGTCGTGGGTGAATTTATGGGCCTGGTCGTTGGCTTTCTTGAATTCCTTGAAAACTTTTTCATCAATCTTCCTGTCCTCCACCCGGTTGATACGGGTATGGACCCAGCCGAATAGAAAAAACCCCACGGTCACCACACCCCCGGAAAGCCATTTCCATAATGCCGTTTCGTCGTGGGCCATCACGGGAGTTTGGCTTTCAGCCAGTCGCGCAGTTGGGTGCGGGTAATGGCGGTGCCGCCCTCCAGGGTGATGGTGCGGTTGGTCAGTTCGAACAGCGCCTCGAAGATCACCCGCGCGGTATCAGTTTGCGGGAACGCGGAATCGATCCGCTCCGCACCGATATCCCGCGTCAGGTATTCGGCGATCCAGGTGTTCTGGTCCGCTTGGCTGGGGATACCGCCCGGGAATTCCGTGATCACCCCGTTCCGCGTGACCATCCCGGGCTGGTGGTTAAATTTCCAGCCAATGACTTCGCCTATTGTCGTCGCCCGGGCGTGGGCTGGAGCAAAGGTCAGCAAACTAAATAAAAATAAGATTAAAAATGGTTTCAATAATTTTGTCATTGTAAAATCTCCGTTATGGTTATGCTGGATGCCAATGCGCCGCCCATCTTGCGACCCGGACCACTACCGCCGTTAAATACCACGGTATTAGTAACATTAAAACCGGCTCGAACTTTAAAAGTGGTGGCGCTGGTAGTGCCCGCCGTCATATAGTGAGTAAAAAACCAGGCCACGGGTGTAATTTTACACCTCGTTTTAGAAAAAGTCACACCTCGTTTGAGAAAAGTGTAATTCCGGAAACCCGTCAAGATATTGACGCGGGGGAATTTAAAGGCCCCTCAAAGCCTCCTTAAACCCCTTTCTCCCGCCCTTCAATGGCATGGCCCCAGCTCAATAATTGGAGATCAGAAGCTCAGGCTTACTGGTGCCACCCTTCCTATTATTCATACTATATCTGACGCTCTTGACCTTCCTTATATTGAACCCTTTATCCAGGCCCCGGATGGCCTTTGAATCGTCGTAGGACAGCAAAAAATCCCTTGTAGACATCAGGTGCCCCCCTCATGGTGTTCGGCATCGATTAAAATGACGCTGCCGGCCGTCGTCATGTTCAGACGGTATGGCGCCTCAACCGTCAATCCAGTGAAACCACTGTAATTGATGGTTCCACCGCGACTGCTCTGCGCCGTTGAGGATTGCCCCAAATTTACCGTGACGTTTGAACAGGCTGAGGTCGCAGCGCCACCCGTTGCGTTGAGTAATGTGATTTGGCCGTTGGTACAGCCTACGGTGGGAATGGCACTGGCCGGCGCCTTAGAGACGTTCCACACCAGTGGGCACACCACCGTGCTAGTGCTGATGGCGGCACACATGGATTTTGAGACTGGGTATCTGTAATATCGGGCCAATTCAATTTCTTCTGTGAAACTGCGGGGGTCGTAGGCCGTTGCTGTGGAACCGATTTCCAATTTAAAATCAGTCCACCTTCTATTGATAGTGGCCGACGCCATATGATTGGCCTGCGTGGAAGAACAAAAATCGCCGGTGGCAGTCCAACTGTCCAAAGTTGGGGTGTCATGCCCGGTGCCACAGGCATACGTGATCATTATTTGAAGCCCTTTTTGATCATTGGTCAGCCAGGTTCCTGTGGTGTCCAAAACAATCGTTTTGGTCATCGTTTGCCAAACATTAGCTGTTGTGGCATTGAACACCGTCACATAGGATCGATTTTCTGCACTGTTCAAAAGGGCGAGGCTGTAGTTGCCGGTCGATGGGCTTCGAAACTTGAACGAAATGGTGATGGTCCTGGCGCCCGCCTTACCCAGGGCCATCTCGATGATATCGCGCCCGGTGAATGTATGAACAAACCTATAAAAATCAGATATGCCCATCACCGTGTCGATAGTTTGGACGTCCAAAGAAAGGACATGGGTGTGAAAATCATCGATAGGAAGGGTGGTGGATCGGATCGAACTGACGCGACCGATACCGATCGAATCCCAGCGCCAGCCACTGGCAAAAAAAGTATCCGTCGCTGGGCTAATGGGAATATGACCCGCGCCCTGGTCCCAAACGTCGAAACGGCCATTCCGGATAAAATTTCTAACGGCCCCGCCCCCCCCGCCGCCTAGAGCATCGATCGCCTGTTTGGTGCGCAGCGGGCTCATGCTTTTGACGTTGTCCGTTCCAGCCTCGGCCTCAGTCTGGGTCGCCAATACACGGTTGACCTCAGCCCCATCCTCCACATTTAAAACGGTCCGGGCGTTAGCTGGGGTCATCGCCTCAGGGTCGCCCGTGGACTTACGGCCAACGATGGTACTGGTTGAAATAATAATATTCCCCATCGCATTGCCAGCATCTTTAAACCTGATCGAGGCGGTGGCAAAGTCGGTTTCCATGACAGCCCCGGCCGCGTTCACGTTTATGGCGTCGGTGACATCGGCGAAACTTTCAATGGCGTCCAGTTTGCTTTGCTCGGCATCATCAAACTCATTCGTGTTCACGTTTGCTTCGTAAGCGGTCTTGATCTCCGCATTAGTTTGATCGGCGGTGGCTCCATTTTCTACGTTCAAAATGGTCCTTGATTCGGCGGCGGTCAAATTCCTCACTTCTCCGGTAGAGGCTCTGCCCACCAGTTGACTTGCCGCCACGACCACGTTGTCCATCGTGCCTGCATTGTTTTTGTAGCGCAGAGAATTATTGACAAAATCACTTTCCAGGACCGACCCCGCGGGGCCCGCCGATATTTCTTTCCAAATGGCCGCCGCCACGGTGACATCAACGGCCTGATAAATTCTGTCCCCAGTGATGTCGACCCAAACGGAACCAATGACATAACCGGCCGCTGAATCGTCATTGACTCCTGGGGCCACCGTGGCGTTGAGATTTGTTTTCATCCCGACATACGCACCGGCGCCGGTCTTCCTCAGGATGCCTTCCGCCTCTGAAATATCGCCATCAACAATCGCATCTGGGAACCCTACCCGTGTTTCAGTACCGCCAGAGTCGAGACGGTATAATTGGCCGTCGGTTTTGATATACAGCTTGTGCTTGGTGGCCGCCGGGTTGGCGGGCGGCGTTGCCTGTTCCGGGAAAGTGACGGATTCATTGCTTTCCAGGTCGCCCTTGTACTTGATGGCCGACGCCGAGAGCGCGGCCAGCCCGATTAGCAGCATTAAAATAAAAATCAAAATACGTTTCATGGTGTCTCCTTAGGTTAAAGCCGTGACGTGATAGTGGACGATGACTTCCAGATCGTTGCCCTCGAAGGAGGAGCCGACGCTTTTGATCCTGAGGCCCAGCTCCTCTGCCGTGGTGTAGTTGAGCCCGGCGATGGGGGTGGATTGTTTCTGCGCGCCAGCGGCTAGCGTGGCGATCATGGTCTGGTCGACGCCAGCCTTGGTAAAGTCGAGGGTCAACGCCGCGCCGACAGGCGCCTCGCGCGCGAAGATCGTAACCCCGGTGATGGTGACGTTTTCATCGAACTTGAAGCCGTCGATGATCACATCTTCGTCGACGGCGACGCCGCTGTAATGGAACGCAACATACTGGTCGGCCATTTTATCCGCGTCGGCGGTGTCGCGTTCCTGCAGGGTGCCCACCGGCTGGTTGTTCAGGGTGTACTGGTCCCCGCCCATGATGACTTTGATTTGGTAGCCCTCAGCCAGGCCAGCGGCGTAAAAATTGAATCGTCCCTCGGCGTCTGCCGTGAACGGATTGGCCAGGGCAAAAGCCCCAGCCCTATCGGAAAAGATGGACGCCAGGACATCAGTGTCCTCCCGGCGGACTTCGATCGAGGCGCTGGCGGCGACCTTCACGTCATCGCCGGTTAAGATGAACGCGGTGCTCGAATAAATTCCTAAAGGCATGGTGTCTCCTTTGATTTAATTAATTGATGCGCGCGCCGCGGATGTCGCCCAGGACGTCATAGGTCACCAGCGAATCGCCGTCGACCGCGACACCCGCCGCCCCAGCGGAGGTTCCGCCAACTTGCCCCGCCTGCCCCAAATCACCGCCATTACCCGCACCGGGGCCGCCATTGCCACCGGTTTCGAGGGCACCATTTTGACCAGCCGGTGGTGGGTTGGGGAAAAAAGGATTGCCAGCGCCGCCAAAACCACCGCGCACCTGGTCCAAACCCACAAGGGTATTGGTCCCGGCGCCACCCCCTCCGCCACCGGTTGCCCCCGAGTCGGCGCTCCCACCACCACCACCACCTCCGCCGATGACACCGTTGTTGATGATTTTAATGGCAAACAGAACTTTGAGAGCGAGCCTCCCGGGTTGGCCTCCTCCCACCCAGTTCCCGCCATTACCGCCGGCGCCGAAAAGAAACGCGGTTGCCTTGATCTCCAAACTTACGGTGACCCCAGTGGGCCAGGAACCAGTCTGCATCGCGGGTGAGGTGAGGTTATCGGACCCAACGATAGCGCTAGCGCCGATGATAAATTTTACGGTGTTGCCACTCACCGGCTGGATGTACAGGGAATCGTGCAGGGTTCTCAGATTCACGTTGTTGACATCGTCATCGATGTTGATGATCCGATCCTGGGAGATCGGCGCGAACAGGTTCAGCTTCTGGGCCTCGATGATGAGCGAGGTCTCGCCCCGTGAAATGGACATAGGCAGGTAGGTATTTAAGGCCTCAGCGCCGAGGTCATCGAGCACGTCGCGGGTGGTGAGCGTGAACGGATCCGCGATGACCAGTTGACCCGCCCGCTGAATATCTAATTCGAAGGAAGTCCGGAACGGTGGATCCCGGAATAAATTTAGAATCAAATCCGATAAGGTGGTGGCGGTGGTCCGGCCGAATTGCGCGATCCAGCGGCTGAACACTTTGCGGATGGATTTGGTGCCATACTGGTCCGGGGATTCGGCGTCCACGTCCCTGGCTTCCACCCGCGATCGATAATTTTTTTCGTCCTCCAGATCCTCCAGCGGGTTGATCTGACCATAAAACACCTGGACGCGGGACACACGCTGGTCCGGATCGCGCTGGATGGTCAGGGTATCGGCCATCACCCAGGTGTCGTCGTCGACGGTCAGGACCGGAACGATATTATTACCGATGGATTTGAGGCGGATCAGATTGGTCTCAACATCAGGCCATAACGTGAAACCCACCTGCTCCGCCAATTCCGCGATCAGGTCGAGCACCGGCGTCGGTTCGGCGATGACCGCCGTGTACAGGGTGGGCAGGAAGTTATCGACCTCGGCCGTCCAGTCGGCGACCGGGATATTCGCCAGCGTGATCTTGGTAAACTTCGTCAACAAATCTTTGATGATGGTGTCCGGGCGCTGGCCGGCAAATTCAAGAACTTCCTGGACCTTGTCTTCCGCGTCGTGGGACTCCGCCGGGGTATTCAGAACCCCGCGCGCGGTCAGGGTCAGCACGTCCGCAACGCGGGTGAAATCCATGATCTCACCGCCGATGGCCACGCGCCCGCTGGCCGCATATTCGGTGTCGCCGATACCGGCGGGGCTGAGGGTCAGACTGCCGGCGGCGGCGGTGATATTGGCGTCGAGTTCCCCGGTGTTGGCGACCGGCGCCTGCGCCTTGCGCTCCTCGATCAGCGAGAACAGGTCCTTCAGGTGGATGGTCACCCGGCCCTTGGATGGACCGTCGATCTTGTCAATCACATAATGGCGGACACGCAGGTCAGTTTCAAAATCCCCCATGCGGCCCTCTCGGATGCGGACGGCATAACCCTCATGATAGGGATTGCGTACCAGGAATTTGGCCCAAAAGGTGCCCTGCTCATAGGGGTCAAAGCCCTCGATGCCAACCTGATTATGGGCGTTGGGCCGCTCGGTGCGGTACTGGTCGACCACCAGGTCGCTATGTTTATGGTCATTGAATGTCAGGGTCACGGTCTCGCGCTCGCCGAAAGCGCCCATGTCCGGGTCCATGGCCCCGATGTTGACGCGCAGGGGACTGGTGTTCACCCGCCTCAGCGAGGGGATGACCAGTCCATATTGTTTAAGGCCTTCCTGAGCGAAAGCAAATTTCAAAACTTTATCCGCCGGGTTGTAATTGGGCGCGTCCTGGCAGGTGAACCGCGTGTTGTAACATTTTTTGGTGCCGGTGGTGCCGAGCGCCGCCACGCAGGGGGACACGCTATACGTCTCCTGGCAGAACGGCTGGTCGATTTCGACCAGGGTGACGGTCTCATCGCCATAATCAATCGACATAACCGATACCTCGAAAATCAAAACTGACCTGCATCAGATCCCGGATCCCCATATTGGAAGGCTGGATATTGGAATCGGTCCAGCCATAGGCCACCTCCAGCGGGAAGTCCACCGGCCGCCAGGCAAAAAAGAACGGGAACTCGCGCGCCGCTTTCACAAAGGGGTCGAAGTTCGCCCGGTACCAGGCGGCGTGGAGGTGGCGGAGGGGGACGTTGCCGATGACGCCACGGCGGCGCACATACTGGCCGAGGAACTCCCCGCCGTCGCTCATGTTTTGAAACAAGGTGGTGTCGCGGGAGAGCACGGCCGGGGAATGGCCGGCATAAATCGAACGCTGGACCACCAGCATTTCGCCGATATAGATGACCGCGATTTTCGGGACATCGCCATCGCCGGTGAGGGTGATGCGCCAGTACCGCCGCAGAATTTTAGTATCCAAAAACACAATCGGGGCATCCGTCACCGGGACCAGGGCACTGGCAAAGGTAGTCCACACCGAGTTGTCGGGACTGTGTTCGACCAACAGGGTGGGGGCTGGCGGCTTTATAATTTCAGCTTGGGGAGAGCCCGATTGATTGATGGTGACGGTCGCGGCGTTGGTGCTGGATTCTTTAAAGGATAAAGTGCCCGCCACCTGCTGTGCAAACCTGGCATCAAAAACCAGGGGGCCGTCGATGCCATTGAGGACCTGTGCACGGTAGGCTTTGCCACTCAAAAAAGCGGTCGTCGACTCATCATGCGTACCTATATTTATATTAGCGGTGCTGTTGTTTATAGAAGTCACACCCGCCTGGGTGACGGTCGCCCCCAATTGAGTCCAATTGACGCCATCGTCTGAAGTATAAAATTTTATATCCCGGCCGGCGGCGCCATTATCCACGTCCATGGTCACGCGCACAAAATGCCGCGACCCGTCGACAAAATTGGGCGCTACCGTTGAGGTCGCAACAAAAACCAATGTGCCATCAGTAGACCAAACCAGCCGGAAAAAACCCGTGGCGGTGTTATCAAATAAATAAGAACGCTGATTACCGGTTTGTTGGTATTTACTAATAAAGGTTTGAAGGGACGAGGTATAATCATCTACCGAGACTTCCTTGCGCAGATCAATATCGCCGACTATATCCAGGGGCGCGGCGTCGGGGCTGGAGGCGTAATTGCCGGCCGTGCCCGGCAGGCTCAGAAAATTCCGAACCGTGCTGCCGATGGTATGGCCGGCGATGCCGACATAATCCACGTTGCGGGCCTGGCCGAGGTCCATCACCATATTGGCGGGCAGGACGTCGGCCTGCCAGAATTCATGGGTATCAGGGCGCAGGATGGCATCCTTCGGGCCGGCACTGGTTTCGGTCGACACCGTGATGGCCGCCGCCACCAGGTCCCGCACCCAGGTCTGGTACCCGATATGAGGGCTGTTCTCATCTGGTGCCAGGGCCAGGACGTAACCGGGTGTGATGATCAGGGCCATCAGTTCACCTGGATGCGCGCGCCGTTCTTGGTCGCTTCGTTGATTTCTTTGATGAGTTGCCGAATGGTCTCCTGGGTGAAACTATCGCCGCGCAGGTTGATGAATATACTCTGCCCCCCACCACTACCGGAGGCGCCGCCGACGTTGGAGACCGGCGGCGCGGCCGTGGCCCCCGCCAGTGAGGGCGCGGCACCGCCGCCGCCAAAGGTCTGACTGCGAATGGCGTAGACCTGGGCAATCGCCGCCGCCGCCTGCAGGCCGGCCATCGCCACGCTCAACGGGAAAGCGTACTCTGACAGGGTTTTGGAAATGCCCACCGCCGCATTCATCACCGCCTGCCCAATAGCCGCCACTTTATTGATTTCAAATAATGTTTTATTTTCGCGCGCCACGCCATTAGTTATATCGACCACCGCGTCCAGCACGGTCTTGGTCTGGTTGGCATAACTCATGGCATTGAACTTTTCCAGCTTCGTCAATGACCGTTTGCGAATTTCAGTCATTTTGTCCTGGTGTTGGGCCTCCAGGTCGAGTTGCAGGGCGCGCCGCTCATCCTCGGAGAGTAAGAAATTGTCATTGAACACCGTTAGTTCTTCCAATCGCCTGAGGTGACTTTGCAGTTCAATTTCCTCCTCGGACATTACAAACTCCTGCAATATTGCCAGGCGCTCCTCTAACTTTTCAAAAAAAGCCTCATCCTTTTCCGGGTCATCACCCGCCAACTCCGGGAATTGGTCGGCGAGTCCGCGCTTGATGGTCTCCGCCGCAATGGCCGCGTCGGCCGCCGCTTCCGTCAATTTACCGGGGTCCAATTCGTCAACTTGTGAACGGACATCCCTGACCCATTGCAAAAATTCTTTGTTCGGGTTTTTAATGGATTCCAGCACCTCTTTTTGCCGCACCAGTTGGTCGTTTTGCTGGGTCAGGAAATCCTGTAACCGGGTCTCGACTATTTGATTCTGAGCGTCTGCCATTTCTTTTAAAAAATCGGCGCCAGGACCAATGGACGATACCGAAATAGGCAGGTCAAGCGTACCGAACCCTTTGAATTTGGTGAGTTGTTCGACAACGCCTTCCATCGCCTCGCCCAAATCCAGGAATATTTCCTCCTCCTTTTTCAGGGGTGCGATGATTTCCTGGGTCTTCTTGGTCGCCAACCCCAGGTTGGTGTTGAGGCTGGCGATTTTCTTGTCATAATCCTGCATCTGCCCGGTCAGGCTCTTGACCCTCATTTCGAGCAGGCGGTTGCTGTCCCGCAGTTCGTTGGCAAAATCACTGGCGCCGCGGCCTTCATTGACCAGGCGCCTTAGGGTTCGTTGTTGTTTTTCGAGGGTGTTAATGTCTTTAAAGAGGAGGGCGCCGATGATGTCCTGGTTGACACTGAAAAAGAATCCAGCAATGCCCGCAAAGGCGTCGCGCGTGGCTTTAATCGCCGCCGGCATTTCATCAACCAGGAATTGGGCCACCTGGGACAAGACGGGCGCCAATTCCAGGAGAGCCTTTTTAAACTGGATTGAAATGACAGCGGATGCGCGTGTGAAATCATCGGTGACTTGCTCGGCGCCGCGGATTAATTTCTCATCGATCACCAGGCCCAGGCGCTCGGCTTCTTTTTTGGCCTCAAAGAAGGCATCGGAACCATCGCGGAAAGCGGCGGTCATCCTGAGGCCCGCGGTCCCGAATGCGGCGTCGGCTATCGCCAGCTTTTCGGTCTGCGTGGTGGCCGCGCCCATGGCTTTGAACATGATGTCCAGGGCCTCATTGACGCTTTTGGTGGCCTTGAGCGCCACCAGAAGTTCTTCCTGGCCGCCCTTGAGGCCCCCGGCCAGGGCACCGATCCCCTGGCGGGCCTTGCCCAGGCGTTTACCAAAAGTCAAGAGAGCCTTGTCCGTGGCTTCCACCCCGACGCCCGCCAGGTCAAACGCAAACCGCATTTTCTGCAGTTCGGCGGTGGTCACGCCCGCGCGGTCGGCAAATTTACCGATGGCATCCGCCGCGGCGAAGGCTTTTTTGGCAAACACGCCGGCCATTACCACCGCGGCGGCCACCGCGGCGGCCCCCAGTTTGGCCATCGATGCCGCCGTTTTTTTCAGGTCCGCCCGCGACGTCCGGCCAAAACCTTTAACAGATTTCGACCCCTTGCTCATTTCCCGGCGGAGGACGGAGGTATCGCCCCCGACCACGACCACGACATCTTTTTTAGCGGCCATCAGTTGTCATCCTTAAGCAGTGCATACAATTCCCCCCATTTATCATCAGGCGTTTCAATCCCCATGATTTTCGCTTCATAGAACAACCAGAATTCCGTCGGGTGCATCCGCCAAAACTCCGTTGGCTGGAGACCATTATTGACGGCGAACATATAGGCCTGGCGGACTAATTTTCCTCGGTTCCCGCCGTTGTTTGAGGGCTGGATGGTTTCTTGCCCTTGCCATTGACGGTTTTTTTTTGCAAGGCCTCCGGCGGAATCATGATCAACAGCAGGCCACTGATGGCGGTATTGATTTGACCACTGGTGGCGCTCTTGAACATACCGGCATAGACCTCCTCGGTGGTCACCCGCGCGCCGGCATAGCGCAAGGCCTCCGCCCAGGCGCCAGCGATTTTGCCAATTTTCGGCTTAGTGCCCGATAAATCGGCAAACGATATATGCTCCTCGATGCGCTCGATCAAGCCCATCACGCGGTCCGAGGTGACGGTGTGATCCTTGCCGTCCCATTTTATTTTTACATCATCAAATACTGATTCCCGCATGGTTCTCCTTTATGGGGTATAGACCCATAGGCCACTGGATTGAAGTGAAAAGGTGAACGTCCGGGCGTCGTTGTAAGGGCCGCCCTCTTCGTACGATACCAGCTTGAAATCCCCGACCAGGGTTTCGAGCGAATCCACCCATTTAACGACGATATCGGTCAAAAATTTACTGGTCCCGGGTGCGAACGCGATGTCCCGCAGGATTTTATCGAACGTCAAGCCATCGCCCGAGAGGTCGATCTGTTCCTGGCCCTCGGCATCCGATAACAGGGTTCGGAACCCGTCGTCGTCGTCAGTGGTGGTGTCGACCGGTTCGCCGTTCCAGGCCACCGTTTTGGTGCGGATGGCCGCCAATTTTATACCGCCCTTTTCAATAATGAGATTGCGTCCGATACTCTTTGCCATGGTTATGCCTCCGATATTATGATTTTGAATTCAACGATGCCGTGACGGGTGATTCCGTCGGCGTCGGTAAAACTTTGGGATTGTTCATGGTCGATGCTTACAAAATCAAACCCGCTGGCCGCCAGGATGGCGCGATGCAGGGTTTTGGTGATTTCGAATTGAATGTCGTGGGTTTCCTTCCGCCCCCATTCACGGCTGTACGAATGGATAGTGAGCGAGGCGCTGACCATGCGCTGGGCATCATCGTTATCAAACTGGGTCTCGACTAACTCCCCGAGGACCACATACGGATATGCCGCCTCCTGGTCGACGTGGTCGAAGATACCGGTGACCAGTGCCAGTAAAGTCGGGTTGCCTTTCAGGGCGTCAAATATTTCCTTAATGATCACGTCGCCGAATATCATGCGATAGCCGCCTTTTTTTGAACTGCCTTAATTCGAGCACTCAATTTTTTATTGAATTGTTCCTTGGTGATATTCTCAATATTGGCGATGATGACGTCCTTGGCCGGCCGGATGAACGGGGTCTCCTGGATCCGCCCGACAGCCCTGCCGGCAAACTTCCCGGTTTTTATAATCCGGGACGCAGTACCGAACTCGAAGAAATGCCAGAACCAGGCGTCGTGCTTCGCCCCCCGGCCGTGTTCGACGAAAACGATGCTGACTGGACGTTCCGGCGGTGATTTCTTGCGGCGGTTCTTAATCGCCTTGGAGATGGTCTGCAAACCCCGGTTGCGGGCGTTGGTGGCCGCTTTCTTCTTAATCTGTCCGGCTATGCCGTCCATGGTCGAGCGCATCAGGTTGTTGGCCTCTTTGGGTAAAATATCGCCCAGGATATGGCTGATCTCCTCGATCCCAAAGATTTCAAAACCCCCCTGAACCCCTTTATTTCTTATAGTTTTGGGCATTATTGGGCAATCCCCCGTTCGGCTTCGATTTCCAGATACATTTTGCGCGGGCTTTTTTTAAGTGGCGACCGGATGTTGTATTTGACGCCATCCCATTTAATGAAATCGGTGTCGTTGATCACCAGGCTTTTGGTATTGCGGACGACAAAGGTATAGACCGCGACCGCGTCGACCTTTTCATATTTAAAAACCTCAGCGCCCCCCTTGACGATGACCAGCGCCCACAGGGTGTACTGCACCACCTCGGTGCGGTTGTGGCCCCCGCGGCCGTCATCGGTCCGCACCTGGCGGATGATTTCAATGCGCTGGTCGAGTTCCCCCGGACGATATTTAGCCATCAGAACCTCTGGTCTCGGTACCAGCCCAAAATAACCTTGGCCGCCGGTGGAATATCCCCCGGACCTCCGCGGTTTTCATAGCGGTCGCTGATAATCAGTTTCATCGCGTGCACCAGGTCCTCCGGCAGGTCCTGGGCGTTGAGACCATAACCGGCGATGAATTCGATGGTGACCGCGTTGATTTCCACCCGCGTGTCCGGGTAGGATTCATTAAACGCCGGCACTATCCGCGCCGGCTCCCTCTTGTCATCCACTTTATATAAGGTGTTCGACCAGGTTTGCAGGATCCCGTCGGTGTCGATATATTTTATGGAAGTGAGCGTCTGCAAGGGCGGCCGCGGTAACAGGATGGCGGTGGTATCTTTTCCCGGGAAGGCGTCGAGGAAATATTCCCAGGTCTGGGTGACTAGCGCCCGCTCCATAAACTCCTCCGCCTCCCGCCGGGCCACCACGATCAGGGGTATAATGAAACTGTCGTCGTCCCCCAGGTCGACCTTGAGGTGGTCCTTGGCTTCCTGCAAGGTCATCGGTTCAATGAGCGGCGCGGTTTTTAAGGACGGATTCATACGTTGCTCCGTTTGATATAGTTTTCGTAGGGCACCACCTGGGCGACGGCGCCGGTGCCGATGAACTCCGCCTTGTGCCGGCCCCGTTTGGTGAACAGCCAGTCAACATAGTAAATCCCGATCCCCACTTTCGTCACCTGGGCGGCGGGCACTGTATAGGTGGTTAGCACCCCATCGGGCTCCAGCATTTTGAAATCGATGGTAGTCGGGTCGGCCACCACGCCGGCGATGTCCTTGAAAGTGACTTGCAGGCGGCGGGTGTCGCCGAGATCGTATACTGTGGTCACCATTTAAAATCCTCCAGAGTGGCCGTCGAGGGCCCGGTGTCGGTCAACGCCGCTGACTGGCCGGTGTCGGTCAACGCCGCTGACTGGCCGGTGTCGGTCAGGACCGCCGAGCCGGGTTCATCCGCCTGGCCGACGGGTGTGAAAATTAGGGTGGCGTCGGTGCCGCTGACCACATAGGCGCCGCCATCGGCCGTGGATATGAAGGTGCCGAGGAGGCCTGCTGGGCTAACTCCCAGGGTATAGGCCCCCGGGTTTGCGCCCGTTAAAAGGCCTCTCAGGAGGCCGGCCGCCAGGCCGGTCACCACATAAGCGCCGCCCGCGGCGGGCAGGACGATAATGAAGTCCGCGGCGGTGCCCGTGATGGCATAGGCCCCGGGGTCGACCTGCAGATTGATCAGGAAATCGACCAGGGTGCCGGTGACGTTATAGGCCCCAGCGTCGGCCGGGATGATCAGGTTGCGGAGTAAGCCGGCATCGATGCCCGTGGTGGTGTACGCCCCGGGGTCGACCTGCAGATTGATCAGGAAATCGACCAGGGTGCCGGTGACGT